AGGGAACGGGGATCGTGAAGGTCTACGCCGACGAGGATTCGCAGCTGCACGTCGAGGCGCTCGACGTCGATAACGTCATCGTCGACGACATCGAGTGCCGCAACGGAGCGGCCCCGCGGCAACTGCACTACCGACAGGCCGACTTCGATCGCGACCGGCTCGCGCAGCAGTTCCCCGACGCCGAGGCCGAGATCGACCGCGCCCGCTCGCCCTCGCATCGTCGCCGCTGGGCGCGGTGGCTTCGGGCGCCGGGTGGCGCTCGCGGTGAATCCGACGTGCGGAGCGACATCGTCGTCGTCGAGTCGTGGCGCCTCCCGATGGGGACGCCCGATACGGACGGCTACGTGCCCGGGCGTCACGTGATCGTGATCGAGGGCGCCGACCTTCTCGACGAGGAATGGCACGCGCCCCGCTTCCCGATCGCCGTCGGCCGCTGGTCGCCGCGCGACGGCTCGTGGTACGGGATCAGTCTCGCGGAGCGCATCGTCGGCCACCAGCGCACGCTCAACAAACGCAACTGGCAGCGCGACCGGCAGCTCGATCAGATCGCGGTCCCCGTGACGTACATCCGGCCGGTCGATATGGCGGCGCGCGTGCAGACGACGCAGGCCGGGACGTTCGTTCCGATCAAGGCGGACTGGCCCCAGACGGTCGTGCCGCAGGCCGTCGGAGCCGAGATCCTGAACGACCGGCACGATGCGAAGGCGAGCGCGTACGAGGAGACTGGCGTGTCGCGTCTCGCGGCGACGGCGATGAAGCCGGCAGGCATCGAAAGCGGCACGGCGCTCCGCGAGTATCGCGATCAGACGACGCAACGCTTTTCGTTGCAGGAGAAGGCCTTCGAGCGATTCGTCCTCGACGTCGTCGAACTGTTGCTCGAGGTGTGCAAGAGCCTCGGCGCTGACGCGCCCGTCATGAGCCGGCGCACCCGCTTCGGGACGCGCAAGATCCCGTGGCGTGACGTCGACCTCGGGGAGGTGCACGTGCAGATCGCGGCGGCGTCGACCCTCAACCGGACGCCGGCCGGGCGCGTGCAGACGGTGCTCGAATTCGCGCAGGCCGGAGTCATCTCGACGGACGAGGCGCGGCGCCTCCTCGCGCACCCGGACCTCGAGCAGGCGATGAGCCTCTACACCGCATCGCTCGAGGCGATCGAGCAGGACCTCGAGCTGATCGAGGATGGTGAGTTCATCGTCCCCGAGCCGTTCCTCAACCTCAAGATGGCGGTATGGCGCGCGCAGAATCGCTACCTCGTGGATCGAGCGGCCGGCGCGCCCGAGGACATTCTCGAGGCGCTGCGCACGTACGTCGTGCAGTCCGCGCACCTGCTATCGCAGCCGGCCGAGAACGGCAGCGCACCCGGTGCGCCGGCGATGCCGGACATGGTGCCGCCGGGTGCGGAGCCGCAGCAGATCCCAGCGGCAGGGCCGGCCCTCCTGACCGCCTGACCCCCAAGGAGACCCCATGAGCGAGAAACCGATCGACACACCGCCCGCGGCCGCGCCCCCGACGCGAGGACGCTCGGGCACCCGCGTTGACCCGGCGACCGTCCTTGCCGAACTCGAGGCTGGCGCGCTCGACGCGCCCGCGCCCGCGGCCTCGACGAAGGCGCCGCCGGCACCCAAGACGGACGCCGAGGAGGCGCCCGAGGTCGAGCTCGAGGCCGAGGCCGATGCGGCACCCGACGCCGAGGCGGATGCGTCCGGCGACGGCGAGGCGGGCGGCGTCGACGCGAACCTCGACGAGGCGACCTCGAAGCGCCTCGCGGGAGTGCAGCGCGCCGAGAAGCGCGCCCGCGAGCAAGCGGCCGCGCGTCAAGCGGCGTTCGAGCGCGACCGCGCGGCGTTCGAGCGCGAGTGGCAACCGCGCGTCGAGGCGGCCCAGCGCTTCGAGGCGCTCAAGGAGCGCGCGCGGTACGCACCGGACGCGGTGCTCGAGGAGCTCGGCCTCAGCGCCGAGGATTGGGAGCCGGCCGCTCGAGCGCTCTACGCGCGTTCGCAGGCGGGCGCGAAGAACCCGGCGAACCGCGAAGCAGCGCAACGGCTGCTCCGCGAGCGCGAGGCGAACGACAAGCTCGCCGCCGTGCAGCGGCAAGTCGAGGAGCTGCAAACCAAGCTCCGCACCCAAGAGCAGCAAGCACAGACACAAGCGCAAGTGACGCGGTACCTCGACGGCGTCGCGAAGGCGATGGAGCAGGCCGACGTCCCCCTCGTGAAGCTATGGGCCGCGAAGGCGCCCGCGAAGGTTCGCGCACGGCTGCACGAGATCGCCGTCGACCTCGCCGAGGCGTCGGGCGAGGTCCCAAGCCCAGCGGAGGTGCTGCGCGAGGCGGAGCAGCGGCGCCGCGCGGACCTCGAGGAGGGCGGGATCGACGTCGCGCAGATCCTCGGTGCGTCCGGTGCACCGGACAAAGCGCCGCCCGCCGCATCCGCGGGCAAGAAGCCGGCGAAAACGCTCGGGAAGGCGGGCGGCAACGCAGGCGGCGCCGCGCCGGCGCAGCGCACGCGCGCCGAGCTCGTCGAGGACGTGCGATCGAAGCTCCTGGCGAATCAACTGGACGACTGACCGCGCCGCGCGTAGGGTTGCCGTAACCGAGTCACTCGGCCGCCGCCCCTCTCGAGTCTGCGCAGGGGATCAACCGCAACGGTTAATCCCGGACGCCTGCAACAGGCGCCGCAGCTCGAGGTGACTCATGCCGGCTTCCGACCTTTCGACGGTCGCTTACATCTTTCGCCGTCTCTACGCCGACGGTGCTCCCGGGGATCTCGCGATGCGCGATCACCCGATGTTCATGGACATCGGCCGCCAAGGCGGGTTCGTGGGCTCCGCGTTCTTCTACGCGATTCGCTACGGCAACCCTCAGAGCGTGGGCGGCACGTTCGCCACGACGCAAACGGGCGCGCAGACGTCGAAGGGCGTGCAGCTGCAGGCATCGCGCAAGCCGAAGTACGGCGTGATCCTCCTCGACGGCGAGGCGATGGCGGCCGCGGTGGATCGCGGTGCGTTCATGGACCTTGTGCGCATGGAAACGGACGGCGTCCTCGAGGAGATGGGTGACTCGATGGCGTTCGATCTCTACCGCGACGGCTCTGGCCAGCGCGGGCGTCGGGCGTCGATCTCATCGAACACGATCACTCTGACCGTCGTCGACGACGCGCGCAACTTCAAGGTCGGCATGACGGTCATCGCCGACAACGATGCGAACGGCGCGTCGCCGCGTACCGGCAGCACGACCGTCACCGCGGTCGACGAGGACGCCGGAACGGTGACCGTCGCATCGGCGGCGGCGATCTCCGGCTTCGTCGACAACGACTATCTGTTCCGCGCCGGCGACCCGGGCACGTGCATGGAGGGCCTTGAGCTCTGCACGCCGCTGACCGCGCCCGCGCTCGGGTCGGACTCGTTCCGCGGCATCGACCGCGGCGCGGATCCGCGTCGCCTCGCCGGCATCCGGGTCAACGACACCTCGTCGACGATCGAGGAGAACCTTGGTCTTGCGGCGGTGCGCGTGGCGCAGATCGGCAAGCGCCAGGATCGCGCGTACCTCAACCCGATCAACTTCTGGCAGGTCGCCCGCCGGCTCAACGCGAAGGTGGAGTACGACGGCGGCGGCGGCGAGGCGGGATACGGGTTCCAGTACATCTCGATCCACACGCCGGCGGGCGTGCTCAAGGTGGTGGCGGATCCCGACTGTCAGATCAACCGCGGATGGGGCATGCGGATGGAGAAGCACTACCTGAAGCACCTGAAGGGCCTCCCCCACATCATCAACGACGATAACAACTTCAACCTGCGCTCGGTGAGCGCGGACTCCATCGAGGGTCGCGCGCGCGCGTGGGTCAACTACGTCCAGATCGAGCCGGGCTGCTTCTCGGTGATCGCGATCTGATCCCACGCTCAAGCCACAGGAGATCAATCATGGGTTCCGACGATGTTCGCCCGTTCTCGCAGGTTGCCCGTGCCAAGGGCACCCCCCAGTCCGATGGCACGCTCGCGCCGATGCGTCTCTCGCAGTACGGCGAGCAGTACGTGGCACCGGCCGTCCCGTGGCGCCACGCCCTCTCGGACGAGGGCAGCTATCACGTGTTCCACAACGCCACGAACGACGCGGCCACCACGCTCGCCGGTCACGCCGCGCCGGTCCTCGCCGACGCTGACGCGACGATGACGAAGCCGTTTCTGTTCTTCCGAAACCTGCTCAGCACGGGCCGGCGCATCTACTTCGATTACATCGAGATCGAAGTCGTGACGGCCGGCGCTTCTGCGACGCAAGCATGCTGGGCGGCGCAGCTCGATACGGGAACGACCCGCGTGTCGAGCGGCGGCACCGCACTTACCGTGCTCAACAGCAACGGTCAATCGGTCAACGCACTCGACTCCACCGCGTTCACCGCGTTGGGCGGCGCGATCACGACGGGCGCCGAGAGCTCGGCGGTGCGCGACCTCGGGTTCGGCACGTTCCGGCCCTCGATCGAGATCGCCGGCGACAAGAAGATCTTCGTCTTCGGCGCCGACCCGCTCGACACGGCGACGACGGCCGCCGGCTCGGTGCGTACGCAGATCCAGGCGATGCCGCCGGTCGTCCTCGGCTTCACCGATCAGCTCCTAATCGCGCTGCACGGCCAAGCCAGCCAGACGGCCGCGGGCGTCTACAAGGTCCGCGGCGCTTGCTGGGTGCGGTGACCCATGGCGGAAGTCTACCCATCTCGCGATAACGTTCCTGAAGCGCAGCACTACCTCATTCGCATCCGCGGCGCTGGGGCGGCGAACCCGACAAAGGAGCTCGGGCCGGGCGTCACGGTGACATGGGTGTCGACGGGGCGCTATCGCTTCACGTTCTCCGAGGCGCCGGGGGTGTTCGTTGGCGCGACGAAGGCCGGCCTGCAGGCGACGACGCCGAACGACGTCGATCTGTGGGACACCGTCTTCGGGAGCTACGACGCGACGAACCGCCGGATCGACGTGTTCGTCTACTCCGCGGCGAACACGCTCGCGGATCTCACCTCGACCAATTGGATGTTTGTGGATCTGATCTTCAAGGCCACCGCGGTCTAGGAGTCGTCGTGCGAAACGTGACCCTCGGGACGCTGGTCACGCGCTGTCAGCAGCGCGTGGATTTCGAGGGGGATGGCCACATCGCGACGAGCGAGTGGAAGGCGCTCATCTCGGAGCAGAACGGCGAGCTACAGCTCCTCGTGGCCGAGACGGGGATGCGCTACTTCGAGACCGAGGCGACGATCACCGCGACCGGCGCGACGTCGTACACCCTGCCGGCCGATCACCTCGCGACGCTTGGGATCGAGTTCGTGCGCGACGCGGCCGGCACGCGGCGACCTCTGCAAGAGGTCATGATCCAGGAGCGGGCCGCGGTCGTCGGGCGCACGGGCGAGGCGTACGCGTACGCGATCGTCGGGCAGAACGTCGAGCTCTACCCCGTGCCCGCGAGCGGCTCGTACAAGCACATCTACATCCCTCAGCCCCCGGACATCTCGGGGGCGATCGACGCGACGAACGTCGACGTGGTGACCCCCGACGGCGAGGCCTTCCTGATCTGGGGCGTCGCCGTCAAGGCACTCTCGAAGGGGGAGGCCGACGTGCGCGTGGCGATGGCGGAGCGCGAGGCGGCCCGCGAGCGCCTGCGCACGTGGGCTCAGCTGCGATCGTTCGTGCAGCCGCGCCGGCGCGTCCTCGGCGACGCGTTCGCGTTCGATCTCGGGTCCGACGCGGGAGACTGGTGGCCGTGACCATTCGCCGCCCGATCTCGCCGACGCTACCCGACCCGACGATCGACCGGGTCGTGCGCGAGCATGCGCGCGTCCTGAACGAGGTGCTTGACCTCCCGGCGGCCGCCATGCGCGTGATCGCGGGCGTCGTGCTTCCCGACGCGACCGATGTGGCGGTCGCGCACCGCCGCGGG